TATCAGGAACAGCTTGCGTACCTGACAGACGGAAGTTAACAACGTCAATCGAGTCTGGGCTTTGCTGAATCTGCTTGCTTATATTTTGTTGCTCTTGTGGTGAGATTTTTTCACCCACCGTGGCTTTAATACTCTGCAAAGATTCTCTAATTGTTGGTTCGGTTGGCACTTCTTGACCAGCACGAAGTTGCTGAATGCTCGTTGGTTCAAGACGTTCACGGATGCCAGCACCCGCTGGTGCTACTTGTTTTGCAACTTGCTGAGTCACTGCTCTTACTGCCGATGGTACAGACGGGATAAAAGCACCGCCCACTGTAGCCGCAATTTGCCCACCAGTTCCTGCGCCTGATTCTTTTGCTAACCCACCAGCGGCAGCAGCCGTGCCACCAGCTAATGTTTGAAGTGCTGGTGTAGTTGCCATCAATCGACCAACTTCACGGGCAACTGGCCCTGTTGCGGCAGTTTCTACAGCTTTACCCAAAGCAACACCGCCAAGACCTCCGCTTGCACCAGCCGCTGTCGTTTGCATGATACGCTCTGCCGCAGTGCGAGGTTGTGCTACACCGACACGGGTAAGCAAGTCTTCCATCGCATCAGTGGGTAATGTGTATTTTGTGCCAAATAAACTATTGACTGAACCAACAATCGGGTCACCAATCAATCCAGCAAGAGTTGCAGCCCCCGCTCCTGCGATTGCGCCTGGCACTGCACCGACACCAGCGAATGGCGCACCCATTATTGCGCCCAAAGTCGCACCAGCCGCAGGCAAAGCCAAGCCCCTTGTAGCCGCACCAGCAAGACCAGTTGCAGTTGTGGCGGGTACTGCGACAGTGCCGCCTAATTGAGCCGCCAATGCCGCAAGGTCTTCTGTTGGTTTCTCTACTTGGGTTGCTTGACCTGTTGGAGTTAACCAAGCATTTAATGTTTCGTCAAAGTAAGAACCCGTTGGCTTTGCATCTGTAAATTTTGCCGACAAAAGTTGAAACCCTGCTGGCGGTGTAATAGTGCTTGCTTTTGGGCTTTCGGCAAAAATAGGTATGCCACCCGCAATATCTATACGAGTAGGGGGTTGAACCGTACCGCCTAATTGCTTTGCTAGTGCTTCAAGTTCTGTTGCCATTATCTAATCCCTGCGGCTCTTCGGTAAGCATCCGAATTTTTAAAAGCATCAGCAGCCGCTTTATTTGGAAAATTGAAAGTAACACCGTTAACTGTAACGTTCAATTCTCTTGCTGGAATATCACTTGGTATGGCAGGCAAGCCTGAACGGGCTGTAATGGTAACTTTTGCCTTTTCCAACAATCTCACCGCTTCATCAACGTTTGCTAATAAGCGTTCTGGTGATTGTTTAAGCGATAAGTTCTGCAAAGATGCTTGAAGTTTATCGCCCTCTTTTTCAGTCAAATTACCAGTGCCTTTGATTTTTGGAATCTGAGCCAAAAATGCCTGTGAACCAAGAGTTTCCACCAATGCTTCAAAGTCCGCAACATCTTGATTTGTTGTGGGAAGTCTAGATGCTATTGGGCCAGTGGCGGCATTGATAATATTTCTTGGTGTTTGCTTGATTCGCTCGGCAGTATTTATAAAATTATCAATGTCTGCTGATTGATTGGCAAGAGTTGCCTTTTGATCTCTATCTGCTTGGTCTCGCTTTTCTTTTGCATCATCAATTTTTTGCTGTAATTCCTGACGTCTAATTTCGTTTGTTTCTTTTGCTTGAGCTGCATTCAGAGCTTTGATGCGGTTGTCTTCTTTTGCAATTAAGATGTCTTCATTAGTTTTGCGTAAAGTTGCGGCCTGTTGTTGCACTTCAAGCACAGTTTTAGCTCTAGCAAATTCAGATTCAACTACCGCTTTTGCAGCTTGTGCAGATTTTAAATCCGCATCAGCCTTTGCCATTGCTGGTGCATTTGTTGCTGTTTCTTTTGCTACGATTGCATCTGCTACTGCTTTGTCTGCTTTAGCTACAGCTTCTTTTAATACGCTTGGAGAAAGTGCTTGTTTTTCTACTGTATCTACCCCTTTTGCAAAAGTTTCAAACATTTCCTTTGCACCAGGTATTCCAGCTGTCCTTGCAACTAAAGATTGAAAAACAACAGCTTTACCTTGCTTTGGGTCTGCTGCAGCTTCAGCTAATCGCTCAAACAAGGTTGCGTCTGCTTCGTCACCGCTATTGCGTGAAGCGATTGCGTTTTCCTTCAATTTGCTGATGCCAATCTCTGGATTCAGTTGCAGAGCAGATAGAAGTTGACCAGTTTGCTTTAACGTATTTTGCTGTTGCTCTTTGCTGATGCCCTCCATAAATGGCAGAAAGGCTTTTGACTGTTCTGGTGATAAAGACGAGGCGTAGCGTGCAGCATCACGCATGGTTGGATTTGGATTCGTAAAGAATTTAGCTTGCTCTTGCAAGGCTAATTGCTGTTGTTGCTGCTGTTGAGCCATCAACGCTTGCTTTTGCTGTAATTCAGCCATGCCTGCGCCAAACTTTAAACCTTGGGTTGCTTGAGCAAATGGGTCGGCAACTTGTGCTAAATAATTGATGGGTTCCATTTTTTAAAACTCCAGTGATCCCATGAATTCGCCTGAGATCGGGTTAATTTGTCCACCACCTTGAAAGCCACCGCCAAACAACTTGCCAAAGCCACCTGCGCCTTGGATTGCACCAAAAGCTTGATTAATGCCACCAGTGAGTGCACTTTGTTGCCCTAGGATGCCACCAGCTTCGGCTTGGCCTTGCCTAGCAAGTAAGTTACTTATGTTTGTGCCAGTAGACATTCCAGCATTACCTACCCCTGCAGCTGCGTTTTGTCCAATAGAGGTCAAACCACCGAGGCGGGTGTATTGTTGATTTATAAGATTAGAGAGCAAGGCTGGACGGAATTGTGCGAGTGCGGCTTGAACATTACCCCCACGCAAACCACCAGTAGCTGATGCATTTTGTAGGATGGCATTTTCACCTTGCTGTTGTAAGGCCTGAAATTGTGGACTCCCCTGCAACGCTGTGATAGCTTGCTGTTGTGCCTCTGGTGTTCCCATGCCAAGCAAAGCTTGTTGTTGTGCTAGTGCACCTGTGCCTGCTTCAGAGTAGGGCTGTAATAGTTTTTGAATGGCATCAAACTGTCTGCGCTGTTCTTCAATGCCGCCTTGAGCTGCTTGCTGTTGAACTTGTGAGGCTGCGCCTATAGACTCACGACCTTCTATCGCACCGCCAAGACCTGAACCAATAACGCCACCAATGCCTGGAAGCAACAAATTACCTGCAATCCCGCCTAATGTGCTAAGTAAACCCATAAAAACACCTCAATATTCATTGGATGCCGCTGGTAGCAATTTTCTCAGCGACTTGATTTTCGCACAAATTGACAAAAGGTCAATCCTCATATTCTCTGTCTTCCCAAGCCTGACAAACCCGCATATCGTTGCAGATAAAATTCAGCTTTTCGCAATGACCCCTAAACCCTGCGCCTTTATCATAAGCCGCCATCGGGATGCGCTCAATTTTAACTTGTGCCATAAAAGTATTATCGTAATACTCACAGTTTGAGCAGTGCTTGCGTCTAGCATCTTTTTCATCGCATTGCATCGCCTCTGCCAACCCTACGTAAAACTCCTTATTTGCACCAGCCTCATTGGTGGGCATTTCAGGGCCATAGTTCCAATCAGCTACAGCAACCGCATAGTTCTTTTTATTTTCTGCTGTGGTCAAGAACCCCTCATCCATTGGAAGGCCAGTAAAGCCTTGGGGAATCATCATAAATTCTTTCATGTCCTACTCCTTAAACTATACTAGTAATAATACCATTGACTACAGTAACGGTCTTAGAATCAACTGTTGTGAATGAACCAGATGCGCCAGTATTTTGAAACGCCATTGTGCCGAGACCACTGACTGCGATAGTGATTGCCCCTGCCGCATTGGTAATAGTAATGTTTGCACCCTGCGTAAGCGTGGCTTTGGTCAGCGTGTTGCCAGTGCTGTTTCCAATTAGTAGTTGACCATTGGTGAATGAACTCTGTCCAGTTCCACCACGGGCAACGGAAAGTTGACCAGCCCACGCAAGTGTGAGTGATACCGCAGCCAAAAGTGCTGTGGTTGGGTTTCCACCAAGCGTAAGCGTCACGTTTGTGTCGTTGACCCTTGTTAGTCCTTGCGATGGTATATCAGATTGAACAAGTGCCCGAAATTCTGGTAGGGCTGATGTCCCGCTTGCTGGGCCTGCGTAAAACTCACCTGCCGTCACGTTCTGATTGGCAATCCCATCTAATGTCGAAAAAAGTAACTCAAACTGCTTGATCTGTTGTTGGTCGGTCAGAAATTCTGCCAACTGTTCACGGGTCAGATTTAACCTACGAGAAACGGGTGCGGTTGCCATCAGTATGCCAATGACTCAATTTGAGCCTCAAGTCGAACAAATGAAACATGAGCATCAGTATCGCCACGGAAACGCTGGATGCGCCAGTTTCTCATGTGTCCCTGTTTGAACCATGCAAGACGTTTTTTAAAGTTTCCATTAGTTCCCACAGCAATAAACTTTTCTTGACTATATGCCTTGCCATCTAACGAATAACTGGTGCTGATTTGCGGATTCTTACCGAGGGCAATACTTCCTGTAAGGCTTACCAATTCCAACTCGTTAAATATTGCTCCATTGCTTTCGTTGTAAAAGATCAATGTGCCAAATTCCC